AAATAAAGTTTCAATCAAATTACTATAAGCAGAATCATTATAAATATCTGCATATATATAACCATATTGGCCTAAAGGATCTCCTGTAATATGAGGCTCTGCTTTTCTAAATTGAATATAATAATCTTTATCTAATGCAAAATAATAACCCGTACTTAAAACGGAGGAACCAACACTTCTTTCTATTAACTTAAATTGACCATCATCTATAATTACTCCAATACCATATTCATCAGCATCATCTGTTGCTGTTTCAAAATCACTTTCAGTATTTACTATCCCTGAAAGCACAGGACCGTCATTGCTGGCAAGATAAGTAAGAGAAGAACTACTACTCGAATTAGAAGACGTTGAAAGTGAAGAAGAAGAACTCGATGAATTTGATATACTGGAAACACTACTCGAACTCTCAGAACTACTCGACACACTATTGCTACTGCTTGAAGAAGAACTTTGACTTGAGCCACTTTCTGAACTGGAACTTGAACTACTATAAGAAATAGAACTTGAACTAGAAGAAAAAGAACTATCTTCACTACTACTTGAACTCGATGAAGAAAGTGAAGATATACTTTCTGAAGAAGAACTTGAAGAAGAACTCTCAGAACTTGAATTAGAAGATGAAGAAGAACTTATAGATCCTCCACCTACACCCACACTTTCAGAACTTGAAGAACAACTTGAAGAACTCGAAGAAACACTCTCGCTCGACGCACTACTACTTGAAACAAGATTGGATACATTTACTTTAAAACGGGTTTTAATATCTGCTGAAAAATAATCTAATCCATAATCTCTTATTAAATAAGCTACCTCTGATCTATTTAAATTTGTAATAGTTAAAGTATCACTGCTAACAGCAATTTTACCATTATCATCTTCTTCTATATAATCACTATCAAAATCCTGATCAGCATCATAGGCATCAAAATCACATCTATTAAATACAAAATTATTACCAGTTAAATACACATCATCAGGATCAAGAGTTGGATAAGGACTATTTACTGTATCAAGATAATCTTCTATTAAATAATCCTTAACATAAACAGTATGCAAACTTTCAGGAGTATTATAAATAGTCAAACTAATGCTTGTTGCGTCTTCACTTTTTCTTCCAGAAATAGTGACCGCTTTAATATTAAATTCATAAGTTCCAGTAATAGGAGTAGGCCACAGGGTCCAATTAGATGAAGGAGCAACCCGGTCTATTAATTCTCCATTAGCCCAATTATAACCATATCTGATTTCATAATATTTTAAAAAAGGCTCTGGATTTCTATCCCAAGAAAATCTTACATAATCCTTATATTGCAATGCCTGAAAATTCTCTACATTCTGAGGTATAATAAATTCTGGATTAGTTGAAATTACTACTTGTTGACTACCCTCCCCTTCACTACCAGTGACTGTATAAAAATAAGTATTTCCTGCTTGAATATTTTTATCTATATATTCCGGTTCATATACATCTTTTAAAAATATCCAAGGCCCAGTACTTACTTTTTTATATACTTTCCAACTTATTGCATAACCAGTCCATGAAAGATTAATATATTGATAAATACTCCCATCTACCCAGTAATCAACAATTGCTCTTCCAGTTAAATTACTTACTGCTGGTAGATCAGTCGAATCAATATATTCACTTAAAGGAGCATTAATGTCATATACTAACGGATTATACTCAAGAGCAGTTATTCTTGCATTAAATTCACTAGACTTTTCTATAGCAAGACATCTAAATAATTTAAAACTCTCACTTGTTACTCCAAAAACAAAAACATCATCTTCAAGAGGAGTCCCACCAAATCGATATTGAACATGAATAGTCTTTGTGGTTCCTGCCAGATTTGAAACGGGTCTTATTTCTATTCCATCAGTAGCTGCAAACCGAACCAAAACACTATAATTTTGACCAGCCTCTATATTTACATATTGATCTAATTCTAATTTATATACAGTTGAACCACTCTCTATTCTTCCTCCATAACCCCACTGTGTTACATCGTTTTGAAAATAAAAAACATCGTTTGGAATCATCGCAATACTATCAAGACCAGCATCAAATTTTATAACCTTTCTAAGATAGTAATTACAATTTAACATAAATCTAGCATATTCATATGCTATCTGTCTATTTGTACAAGAAACCAATGTCTCTGAAGCTTTAACTACATCATCTTCAGTAGTAAATTCTTCAAGATGAATCTCCATTGTTTGATGATCATAATCTCTATCTTCATCATAATAAGTTATTTCTAAAACATTTGCTCTATCTGCTCTTTCAAGATATAACTCTTCAAAATTCTTCGCATTACCAATTGCAAATACTTGAGTATAAGTTTCCTCCTTATCAATCAATACTCCCCATTTAGTTCCTCTTTGAACTACTCTAGCCCTGCCTACCTTAGAAATATGAGCCAGAGCTGATATAATATCCATCGAAACATCGAAAGTTACTCCTATATACAGTCCATTAATATCACAATAGTCTGCCCATTCTGAAAAATCTTCCCAAATAATTTTACTAGTTGGCTCTCCAATTCCATAATCAGAATTAGTAATTAAAAGATAACTTGCCCAAGCTGGATTTCTACAAGCTCTTTGTACTCCATTTATTGACTCATATTGTCTATTTAAAACAAGAGTAACTCTTGGAAGACTACCACTTAATTGGTCGGTAGCAAGTATTCTCATTCCTAATAAAGCTAAACCGGGATAACTAAAATCACTATTAATTACTTCTTGAATATAATCAAAGTATGTATCGTTTACTTCATTTAAACTACTACCAGGATCGGAAAAAAAACTAACAGAAATTTCATAATAACCATTAATAAGAGTATTGAACCAAACCATTCTTCTTACTAAATTTCTTGTTGCTGCCGTTATAGTATAAATTTGACCTGCCTCATACAAGCCAGTAGTTTCTCGGATAATAATATTAACATTTACTGTCTCATTTAATAATTCTCCTGTTTCTGCATTGACACCATATAATCCATTGGGACAAGTTATCGCAATCCCAAGGCGATCAACTGCATTACTTGTCGTAGTATATGTTACAGAAGTATTTGCCCACCAAAATCTTGTTATATAAATATTTGGATCTGTATACTGAACTTCACCAGTTGCATCGAGAACACGATCACGATAAGGTTCTAAAACACTACCAGCATCAAAGCCAACAAAAACAAGATAAGCATAATATGTAGATTCCGGCAAATTGTCTACTCTAAAAATCCAATTAAATGAATCCTTGGTAAAATTATTTACCGAAAAATTCACTATGGTTGCAGCCCCAGTTGAATAATAAACAATCCGAAAATTTGCAAGACAATACGATACTCCTCCTGGATTACTAGTGTTTGGATCACTAGAAAAGAGGCCATTTGAAAAATTCACTTCAAATGCTATTGAAGTAGCTTTTGTTTGCGGTGTAACATTGGTAGTATATAATCCTGAATATTTATACGCTTCTAATCTATCAGTAATAAATAAAACATTTTGTGTTGGATGTGCGTAGGTTAACTCTGTACTTAATTTCTGCCATACAGGAGTTTCTATAAAAGTATCGTCAAAATAAGGTATTGTTTCTTGATTTGCCAAACCACTTCTAAAGTGAAGAGTTACATTCTCAAAATTACTAACAGGAGTGCCATTAACTTTTACTTCATCATAACCATCAATTTCTCCATACCCAAGACAAAAAAGTAAATTAAGATACTGCTTATCATTTTCAATTGTTATATGTTTTGAAATTATCGGAGGGGTAATTTTAGACTTTCCAAAAGTAAGCGGAATGTGAAGGCCTTCTCAACTCGGATTTGCAATGGCCTGCCAACTATAGGTTGCCGACTCACTAAAATCGGTGCTATAAGGTAAACTCGATAAGTCTTGTTTTGTAGGTGGAAGTATAGCATTAATGAGCAAACCTCCAACCCCCATAATTACAGTCGAACCAACAGCCGTTGCTAAACCACCAGAAAAACCAATTGCTGCTCCTAATGGTCCTCCAAATACTCCAGCGACTACAACTACAGCCAACATAGCTATCGATCTTAATACTTTCCCTCCTCCTTCTCCACCAGAAGGAATCGGAATAAAAACTATATTATCTCCTTCCATTACCGGATACAAATCAACTATATCTTCTTCCAATACCTTACCATTAACGGAGACAACAAAATCATATTCTTCTAAACCACATTTCAAATAATCAATATATCTGCCTGCAGGAAGATTATTAATAGCGGGAACATCCAATACTTCCCTTGATCCATAAGTATCAAATGGATTTTTTACTAAAGTTATTCTAACTTTATCATCCATTATATTGATAAAACCCTTCTATTAAATTCTTCCACATTGGATGATCAATTCTTTGAATACAACTATTAATCTTTTCAAGCACATGAATAAATTTTCTCTCCCCTATAAAAACTCCTATATGCGAACACATATCAGGATTGTTTTCATCATACCTTAAAACCACTAAACACGGTTCAACTGGCTCTTCAATTCTTGACCAATCTTTTCTACCTTTATCAATCGCCTTATTAATGGCAAACGATTTAAGACCACAACTATAAACAACATTACAACTATCCCTATAATCAGGAATGTGCTTATCATATCTTTTAAAAACTTCTTGAGCCAAATGGTAACAATCAATTCCACTCTTATCCTTTCCTCTTTTTTTAAAAGGAATCCCAATCAAATCTGATAAATTAACTTTACTCATATTCTTAATCCACCCGAACCTAAACCAGGGGCACCTCCAAAATTATTTAAATTCCCGTAACTTCTGCACTGCTCATATGTCCTATCACAAGTAGTTGCAAGCCCAACATATTTACAAAGAGAACCTTTAAATACTTTAAATCTACAATATCTTTTCATTAAACGATCTCTTGGTACTTTCTTTCTAAAAGCATTTGGAGCGCCAAGATTAAATATTGCCCACTTTCCATCAGGTGTTGTGTTGGAGCTTATACAAGAATAATAAAGCTCTATAATTGGAGTTATCTGATCAAGATGTGCATTATGAACAACCCTAATTATTACTTCTGCATCTATTCCTCCTTCACTTCTTTCTAAATAATAAGAAATCACCCTTGATGCATTACCAACCCTTAATATTACCTTTGGAAGTTCTTCTGCCTTCTGCTCCCCGAATGTATCAATTTCAAATGGAAAAGCAACCCATGTATAACCATTCCAAGTAATATTTTCATTATTTAAACAAAGTCTTAAAACAAAACCTGCAGAAGAACCCCGAGTTAAAGTAATTTGAACTAAAGCAATATGCGGCTCCGAACTACTTAACTTATTTTTTTCAAGTATTGCTGCTGCATAAATATCTAATGGCATTTATTTTTCTTCCAATCTTACAGAACCAGCCCAATACTTCTTATTTATCCATTCAAAATTCAACCTATCGTCTGCATATCGAACAACTATAGTGCTACCATTTTTATCATGACTTGGCATACTGGGGAAAACCCAATTGAAAGTATCTCCAATATTATCATAAAAATGCTCTGATAAAATAGCATAATCAACTGTCAACATAGCAGGGTAAACTAA